TCAACTCGTTTTGTCATTAAAATTTAAATCCCTCAAATGATTTTTTAGGTTTACTTTCTTCGTAATTATACTCCTCTTCCTTACCATTGTCAAGTATGTCATTTTGTGCAGACTGTTCCACATCATAAAGTCTCATTTTGGCACGGTCGATACCAACCACAAATCTCTTAAAGATTGTTGGGTCATTGTATCTGTTTTTAAGTTGCTTCACCATAATCTGTCCCAATTGTTCCAACTCTTCAGTGCTAATAAGGGCAAACATAAGGTCGGCAGTAGCAGGAAGACCGAACGATTCAGAAGTATCGGTCAATTCTACATCAGAAGAACCAAAACCACTTCTAGTCGTCTGTGTAGCACTCATAATAGGAACATTAAACTCTACTGCCAAACCACGAAGTTCTTCGGCAATAGACTTAATCAAAGTATAAGAATTGATATTACTACCACTCTTAAATCTTGAAGAAGAACAGATATTCAAATAGTCAATAAAGATAATATCAGGTCTAAATGATTTCTTCAGAGCAAGTTCATTCAGAAGTGCCTTGAAGTGCCCAGAGTGTGCCGAAGCAGTAGGATACTCTTTAATTACTAAAGAACCCTGAGTTTTCTTGGCAATACCATTAACCTTATTCTCAAATGCCGAACGTGGTAAATCAATCAGTTGTTGAATTGGAACATTAAGAAGATTTGCATCAATTCTTTCTGCAATTCTTTCTTCTGCCATTTCGAGAGTAATGTAGAGAACATTACGACCCTGTAACAATGCAGAACTAGCAACGTGACACATAAACAAAGATTTACCAACACCGGTTCCGGCAAGAGCAATATTTAAAGTCTTATTAGGTAGACCATTTTTTGTAATTTTGTTGAAATACTCTAAGTCAAATTCAATCTTATCTTCTTTACGGTGATAGAACTCATACCGTTCCTCATAGTTTTGAAGATAGTCGTGACCTATATTATTATCGAAAGATACTGCTAGGGCATCAGAAAGAATACTTGGAATAGCATCTCTACCTTTTTTCTCAGATTTACCATCAGCAATATGAATCGATTCTATAAGTGCTAAGTAAATAGCACGGTCACGACACCATTTTTCCGTAGTATCTAGAATCCACCTACTGTCTACTGGAGCATTATGAAGTTTAGAGACCAAATCTAAAATATCTCTATTTTCAGATTCAGTTAAATCTCTACGATTATTAATCTCAATTCCAAGTGCTTCAACAGTAATGGAAGAACCATACTTTACGATAAACTCTACAGTCTCCTCAAATACAATTTTTTCTATTCTTTGCTCAAAATATTCCGGTTGAATAAATGGAATAACCTTTCTAGCATAGTCTTCATTAAATATTAAGTTTCTAAGGATTGTAATTTCAAGTTGTTCCATTATTTTAATTAAAGATTTCGTTTATGATGAGGAATGTCAAATACAAAAGTAATTCTAATGTTATCACCAATATTAACTGCCTTATGAGGTAGTTTATTATTGAACCAAAAGAGTGTTCCTGGTTCAATAATAATAGTTTCATCCCCAACAGTATACTCGTATTTTCCCTGAATGGAAAGGTGATATCGATCTTTTGTAAGATAATAAGTTCCCTCATCAATATGAGAACCTACAATTTCACCAACTGGAAGTGCAAGAAATCCACAGCGACGAAGTTTCTTAAAATACTTTCCCAAATAATTAAGAATCTCTGTATGTTTTTCGTATGCTGGAGTTTGAATGCAAATTTCAGTATTCCCCACATATTGACCTTCACTTTCAACACCACCCATTATGAGTTGTAAGACATCAACAGTAACAGTATATTCTGTAGGATCTAGTTGTTCGGAGTCCTCAATATTTTTTTGAGAACCCCAGTCTTCAGGATATTGCTTAAGTTGTTCTAATATTTTAGAAACATTTACATTAGTTTTTATTATACGAATATTCTTCATACACCATAACTAAACTCACCTTTAGCAATCACATCAAGTTTTTCCATTACTTCTGGAGTAAAATATTTTTCGGTATTTTTTAAGATTTCTTTGGCATAAAGTTTCTTACCATCAATCTCATAACGACCTGCTACATTCTTCCAGAGTCCACCAATCTCACCAAGTTCAAGAAGACCGTAGTAACGATCAAGACCGCGCTCATCATAATACAAACGGATTTCAACATCTTGATTCTCCTTACTTAATCGTGATTTATGAGTCTTTGCCCTGATAATGTTTCCAATTACTTCCGTTCCATCTTTTTCCTTTGACTTAGAAAGATAGATAATTGTGGATGCGGCATATTGCAATCCAGAACCTCCAGACATTTGCTTACCACCATAAAGAGACATCGAGTCATAGGTGTGATTTGTCACTAGCATAGGAATCTTTGCCTGACCCAATTTGAGAGTCAGCATACGGAAGGCACCTTTGATAAGTTGTGCCTTAGTCATATCACGAGTATCCTTCTCTGCCAGAGCATCATTAATTTCTTTATTAGTAGAAAGCATTCCCAGAGAATCTAACACAAAGATACAAGGGTTTCTTTCATCCTCTTTTTTCTTTAGGTAAATATCAACTGCCTTGAGTGTCTTGGTACGAAACTCTTCTACCGTAACTACGTTGACAACCACCAGACGACTTGTGTCAACTCCCCTACTTTCCAGAAGGGATTTTGTGATTGCTGCTTCAGTATCAAAATACAGACAGTATCCAGTAGGATTATTATCAAGGAAATTTTTAACGACGGCAAGACTGAAGAAAGTTTTTCCAGTAGAAGTTTCACCAGCGATTGCAGTAATCTTATTCCCAGATACACCACCAAATATACTGCCGGATACAAGAGCATTGAAAATGTATGAACCTGTATCCACAAAGGTTTCAGTTTCATCAATATCCGAAGCGAGTTGAGTATATTCTCCACCGATTTCTTTTACTATATCTTTTAAAAAATCCACAATTTATTCCTCTTTTTGTTTTTGTTTATCATAATAATTCATTTTATAGGACCAAAGTTTTTGGTAAAGAGCAGAATCTCCACCCAATCTCATAGCACTAATAATAGTATTCAGTTCCTTTTCATTAATTGGTAAATCCATCAGGTAAAAAATGAATCAAGATTTGCGGTATGTTCTGTTTTCCATCCAATTGAATCCAAGATAGATTTGAGTGGATCTAAGAAACTCTTTTCAAATTGTAGTTCATAGTCTATATATTTGTCAAGTCTAAGTTCCTTTGGAAATTCGGAAATAAAGGAAATGACATTCTCCTGTATAATATTTGGTTTTTTAAGGTATACAAATTTAACCTTTTCACCATTACCAATAAGAGAATACTTATTTGTTAGTTTTTTCTCCTTTATATAATGATTAAAAAGAAGAGCACCTCTTACATGAATTGGAGTTTTTGATTTATAGATGTTTGATGTTGAAGAGTATTTACGAACATCAGAAGCAGTTCTCGGGAATGCAATTTCTTCTGGAGAAAGTTTATTAAACTTAGATTGGCAATTTTCAATAAAATTAATTACCTCATCTTCAGTACCGCTCATCATTAATTTCAATCCATCCTTAATCATCTGACGACATGGTGCAGGAGTAGAAGATTTGACTGCTTCAATACCCATCATCTTCAGTTTAGGTTCTTCATAACGAACACCCTCACTATCCCAGACATTTAGAATATAACGCTTTTTAGCAGTCCATATTCCACGGTCGGCAATATTCTCCCGCTTCATCTGCATCTTTTGATCGTATGCATTTACATAGTCCGCCAGTTCTTGGTAGCAACCTTCAATATACTTTTCAAGTTCCACCTTAGAGACCTTATCAAGGAACGAAACAACGCCTTCAGTAGTTTTTTCTCTTCCTTTGTATACAGTTTCAACCAAAGGACCCATATTAAGATAAATGGAATCAGTATCAGAAGCAATAACATAATCCACCTCTTCGGTTTTTAAGATTTTATTGAGATATTTGTTAAGTTTTTCTTCAATCCAACGAATTGAAACTTGACCTGAAAGAGTAATTGCCTCTGCATTTGCTAGTTTAAAATAACGGAAATACTGATTCCCAATAGCACCATAAGCACTGTTAAGTTGAATCTTCCTTGCCATTTGAATGTTGTTACATCTTGAAATTTCCTTTTCAAGTTCCTTTGTCTTTTTCTTTTCATACTCCTGCTTTGCAGCGATCATTTTCTTTTTATAGATGGTCCGATCCTCATAGATCTTCTCCATCAACTCAGGAAGAAATCCTTTTACTCTATGATAGAGAGAACCATTTGCTGTTATAGTAAGATTTACTTTTTTTAGTGGTGTTAAATCCAACTCTTGTTTGAGAAGTTTGTCTACACTCACTTTTGCGGAAAGTTCTCTTACCTGTTTAAGTGCCTCAAGTTCTTCTACAATTTCCTCACGGGACATTTTACGAACATCTTTCCACATCTCAATTCTCCATAATTTTAGTGGACTTTTTAATTCCAAATTCCTTCAATCTTTGTTTGATTAATACCTCACTACAATTATAATGTTCGGCAATTTGTTTTCTTGTCTTATTTT